GCTTGAGCAGCCTTTTTAGCAGTTTCAACACTTAACGCATCTTTTCCTGTTAATACATCTATTAACATTTTTATACCTTTTTTTGTTGCCGATACAAATCCCAATTTTTCCATCATTCCAAATTGAAATACAGATTTGCCTAATTTTGGAATTGCATCAGAAAGTATTCCTAATGCTTCGGCAACTGTTTTTGCTGCTTGCGATGCGTTAAGATTATCTTCGGTAGTTGCTTGAGTTAATACATCTCGTATAAATTCTGATATAGATTTTTTAAATGGTTTAGGAATTAATCCAAATTTTATAAGTCCTGCAGATAATGGACCCAATGCACCACTTAATATTTTTATAGCGTCAACTGTGTCTCTAAGTTTATCGGTAGTTTTTTTATCTTGAGCAAAATCTTTTACATCAAATCCACCCATAGCTGTTTTAGCTTGTTTCTTTTGTTCAGCTGTAGGTGGTTTTACACCTCCGTGTGCACCAGGACTAGAACCTTTCATAGATTCTACATTTGTGTTTATCTTACCAAGTACATTTAATATTTCTGTAAGTAATTCTGGTGCAGTTCGCATTAATGTTTTAAGTTTATTTTATATATCTTTAAAAACAAAAAAGACTCTTTCGAGTCTTTAAAGTTTAGGGAGAGCAAATTTTGGCATTTCAAACTTAGGTTGTTTAAAATCACCATAAGGATTAGAGGGTAATTTATAGCTTGAAGAACTTTGTTGTTTATCTGAATCTTTACGTTGTTTTTCGTATTCTTTATTTTCTTTATCAACGTATTCTTCGTATTTTTTAAGAATATATTGAATTGTGTAAAACTCTAATTGCCGTAATTCCATTGGTGGAATACGTAATTTAAATGTAAATATGAATTCAATATTACTCCAATTGTCCAAATGGATCTGAAATAAGGAAAAGAGATTTAACTCCTCCTTGAAAGTTCAGTGGAACTACCTGTTCCATACCTCCATCATCTGTGAATCTTATAACAGGATTTATAGCATCAGCAAAAAGCTTTTTAACATAAACTAATAATGAAATAGTTGCTACATCCCATTTTCTAGAATCTTCAACATGTTGTACGTAAAGATCTTCGGATAATCCTCTCCAATTTCTAATAATAAACGGTGCATAAGAAAGATAGTCTTCTTCAATATATTCTTGACTATTTCTTTTTCTAATTACATAATTTTTAAGCCATTGAGTTACGCCTATACAAGGAAGATCCAATTTAACAACTCTGCCTGTTTTAAATTTTAAAACAAAACATCTTTCAACTTCATCATAATATTGCATTAATTTAGGATCTAAAGTAATGTAATTTACCATTTCTTTTCTAACATCTAATTTCTTAGTGTCCGTAATCTTAACTTGAAGTTTGTTTTCTCCTTCTGCAAATGTTAATTCATGAATAGCTAAAAGAATATAAAATCTATCAACCTCTTTTATATCTTTCCATGATAGACGTACATTATCAGTTCCTGATTTTATTGTAACACAGCGTTCAATTACATAATTTAACATATCATCTAATGCTGCAAGATCTTCTTCTTGAAGTGTAGACCAGTGTCTTATTTCTCCACCATTAGCTGCACGAATTGCAATTGCAGTGTCAACAGGATAGAATAATCCTTGTGTAGGAAGATCCTTTACCGGAAGAGGTATCCATCCCAATTGGTTGCCTATAGCAAAATCACTTTCAGTTTTTTGCCAAGGTAATTTTGTTCCGGGTATTTCAGTTATTTGAGGACCAATAGGTGCAGATGCAACTACTGGGCTTTCTTGTTTTTGAACATATTCTTTAAGAATTTTTTCTTGATCTTCTTTTTCAACTGCCATATTTATACATTTAAAATGTTATTACTATATTATATATTATAGTATGTTAAAAAACTGTCAAAGTTTCATAAAAAAAGGAGAATTTCTTCTCCTTCTATCTTATCTTTCCGTTAACATTTTAACTGCCGTTAAAAATTTATTTATTGTTGGCTCATACGGATTATTTGATTTAAAGCCTATAGGTTTTCTTCTCAGATATGGATGAGTAGTCAATACAACTTTAAATATTTTAACAGCCATTACTGGAGATTGTGGTATGAAATCAATTAATTGTGTTACATAATCATCAAAATCTTCAGGTGTTAATTTCATATTTGGTGGAGGAACCATCTCTGAAAAATCTTCTTGATTTTCTGATTCAGGTCCTCTTTGTTGTGTAGGTGAATAATCAGTATATAAACCAGCGCCTGTGTCGGTTGATGTCCAATACTCATTCAAATTTTCTGCAACAACTTTTCTCACACTCTATACGTTATTTTAATTACACGATAGTTTCGTCCCACATATCTACTGCGACTAAGAAATCAGTTACTTTATAGATTTCTTCACTCATATAGTTTAATGCGGGTTCAGGTAGTGCACTCATTGGAAATACATTGTAACATTTCCATTGCCAGAATGGTCGAGCTGCTCTATCATACATTGTAATTAACATCCAAGGAGCAACATAATCTGCCTTGATACCAGTACGTCCTGTAAGTGGGTCATAAACTAAGTCACACCATCTACGAAGAAGCTTAAGAATATACATGCTTGGAGTTCGATCAACGTTAACTTCAAAAGTTAATGATAAATCCATAGTAGTTTCTGTAGGCTTAGCTCCTGCAAATCTTCTTGTTGCCCACTTATATTGTTGTGAAAGAAGATTTGATGGAAATTTATGTGATTTTAATCCACCGATAGTTTGTACGTTCTCTAATAGGAGATTAGTTTCTTCTGGAGTAACACCCATACTTGCTGGTAATTGAAATTGTACGGTGAACAAGTTAAGATATACCGGTTCGTATAGTTCTTGCGCAGCTCGAGAATTTCTAAAGTGTGATAATCCAAATGTGCCTTGGGATTTGAAATCTGCCATATCTTTTTATTTATTTTATTTTATTAGTATATAAATCCGCCTGTGCTTATACCTGCATTAGTATTAACAGTAATTCTGTTAACAATTTTCGTAAGAGCACCGGTAACCCAAACTCCGATATCAATTATTCCAAAGCCTTCAGCTATCAATTCTTCTGTGTTATTAGTTTCATCCATGACAATGTCATAATTAGTTAATGCACCAGCATCTTTAATAGTTTCAAGTATTGGAGATACTGAATTTATAATATTAAGTCTAGTTACAGGATTGTTAAAGTCGAAAATGTAATCTTTAAGAACTTCTTCAACTTGAATTTCAATTGTGTTAAGTAATTCTCTAACATGTAAGTTATTGAAGTCACTCTTAACTGTTTGATACGCTGTTGTGTTACAGTAAATCATTATCTGTCCAGTAGAAGCTCTTTCAATAATTGAGTTGTATCCAAATGGTTCAAGATAATCTCTGTCTACTTTGTCAATCATATATTCTACACCTGCAAGATTAGAATTAGCAAGAATACCATTCTTGTTTGCTACAATTGCGAATGGGTCACCGCCTAAGAATTTTCTTACGTATGCGTTTGCTACATCAGGAGCAGGTGGAACATTGATAAGTTTTCCTCCTTCATTATATCTTAAGAATGGGCCAAATATACCTGCGTATTTAGCTCCATTTTCTTCATTCGGGAATGTGAATCTAAAGTCTCTTGGCATATCAGGGTTACCACCTTCAGGTATCCATTCAGTACTAAATACTGGAACTGGATCTACACCACTTACAAATGTATCACAGAAATAAGGATTATGTGATGCAGCAAATTGTGAAATTGAAGGAGCACTTATGATAGCAGTACATTTACCTTTTGCTTTGGCTAATTTTGATAGATATGATTTACCACCCATTTCTGATCTAAGGCCAAAAGCCATTGTATCAACAATATAACGATAATCTATCATATCTTTATTAGTTAAACCTCTTAAGATTCCACCATCAAATAACATGCCATAAATCTTTTCAACGCCTTCTTCTGCATTACGAGCGCCTAATTCATCGTATCCTGGAAGGTGACGATATCCAAGATGTAATCCATCAAGTTTCTTAAATTTGTATGCGGTTGCTATTGAAGCATCATCTATAGGTTTTTGAATTATTCTTGTTCCTGCATCAACTGCTTCAGCAGTTGCAATAACATAATTTGTACCATTAAAATATTTTTGAGTAACATATGTTACACCTGGAATTTCTCCGGCTGCAGTAGATTTTTCAATAAGAGTTCCTACGGTAATTTTTGTGTAAATACCTGTGCCTGCATTTGGAAGAGAAAAACTTCTTCCTGTTGAGTCAAGAGCTACAAGAACTTCGGTAGTATGAAGTACTACATCAGCAACACTAATATCATAACTTAAAAATTGTGTATCAATAGTTGTTTGATCAATTAAATTGTGACCAACTAAATCAACTTGGAATGGTGCTGGTGTTGCAGCTTCTCCAAGAACCCATGACATTGTATCAGTATTCCAGTTTAATTCTTCAAGTGCTTGTTGATTAACATTTACCATGATTCCGGTAATTGATGTTCCAGCATTGATAACAGATTCAATAAATTGTTCTGAACCTGTTTGATCTTTAAATTCAGGAATAATACAACCTGTCCATGAACCTATTAAATTGATTTGTGAAGAATTCATGAAATTAGTAAGTTGTGTTGGAATAACACCATTTGCATTAAAGAATTGTGAATAATATGGGTCTGTGGATAATCTACCGTAATCAGTCCAATCACCTTCTATAGCAACAATCTGAATAAAATAATCTTTAACATAATCATAAGGACGAATCCATTCATAAGGAATGTTACCTGGACCACCATACCAATCTATTGCATAAACACTATATTGAGTTAATCCTTGTGCTTTTCTAACAATGAATGAAATGTCTTTAGTTCCTGTATTAACAATTTGAAGTAAAGGAGCATTATACATATCACCTGAACCATATTTGTTAACAACAACTCCTTGAAGATAATCTGTATCTGGAGTCCAAAATCTTTGACGATTAAAGAAATTAACAAATAAATCACTTTCAACTGTATCACTATCTCCTGTGTTAAGTGTTGAATTTGAGTTTAATCCAAATGCTATTAAATCAACAGTATCAGTATTTAATGTTGCATCAATTGTATTAACTTTCAAAAGATTTATAGCAAATACGGGTGCTGTTAATAAGCATGTTTGAATTGATCTGTGAAAGAACGAACCCTTTTTCTCCAACTTAGGATCAGTAACTCCATAAAATTTTTCAAGATCTCGTGTTGATCTGATGAATACAGGCGTATTGAAAGGACCTTGAGCTGAAAACCCCGGAACTAATCTTAGTGACTGTGTAGTCACAACTATACGTTCTGAATTGTCAATTTCAACAGTATAAACACCGGCTGATTTGAATTGTGTTAAATCTAATGCGATTTTTGCCATATCATTATATTATTTTTATTCTATTTATTCTAAAAAAGAATGTTCTTTTTATTATATATCATAAATTTTACATGTCAAATTTAACTTTTTCTCCAAGGAAATCCAGTTCCAATTTTACTTAAAGTAGACCCCGGAGAATATCTCGGATCTTTATTTGATTGATTTAACATTTTTAATATAGCAGCTTCTGTCATTTCTTTTTGAGATTCGTCATACATCGCTTTATATAAATTATCTTCCACTTCACCTTCTTCAATATATTCTTCTAATAATTTAGCTATGAGTTTTTTTACTGGAGAATCTGATAAATCTTCAAATAGATCATATAACCATTCTTCATATTCTGATTCTTCAAACATACGTGAAATGTTTATTGTGCTCATTGCTATATCATCATGCACTCCTATTCCTCTATATTTTCCTTTTTTATCTTTTCCAAATCCTCTAAATTCTCTAGCAGTCTCAGACTCATTTATTAATATTAATTTTTTTGTCATTAATGATTTTCCTAATTTACAAAAGAAATCTCGATCTTGACCAACTCTAAATCCTGGTTTTTTTCTTGGAGGCTTTTCTCCAATGATAGGTTTTGTATGATAAGTATGCAATACTACCAAATCATCAAATTTATCATGCTGAGAAAATTTATCAAGAAAATGCTTACCATTAAAATTCATTTCAATTAAAACTCTGCAAAGATCTTCTCCAAATTGATTAAAAACAAGAGATCTTGTTACCTTTGCACAATTTTCTTCATCCTTTATATTATCTCTATAAATGCCCACTTGAGTTAAACGAAACATATTTTTTATTCTTGCTTCATCTTTTCGAAGTCTGTTCAATTGAACTAAACTTCTTGGTTCTACTTTAAATATATTACAAACATTATAGTCATTATCTTTTATTTCTTCCTCATCTTTACCATCACCTGTATCAACACTTAAAACAAATCTAGTTGTCTTTTTATCAAAATCTTCATTTGGATCAAAATTAGGATGCCATAGTAAATTACGATATAAACTTTCATCAAGATCTGTTTTTTCTAGTGTCTGAAAAACATAATCTTTTTCTATTCTTTTAAGTAAACTAAAATCGTTAGCACCTAAAAGTAATGTATCACCACGGTTAAATAAAAGTTCAAACTCTTGCGCAAATCTTTCTTCGCCAAAGTCTTTTTTAGTTCTTTCGGCCCATTCCTGATTATGTTCTGGAACTTCCCAATAATCAACTCTAAATGGTAAAAAAGAATTGTTTCCCTTTAATGCTTTACTCCAAATTTCAAAGAAGAGATCATATTCACTTGCAGGTGTTGATGTGATAATACACTGAGATACATCAGAAGAAGCAAGTGTAGGATAAACTGATCGCCAGAAATCATTTACTATATTAGCTTGAATGTGTGCGAACTCATCGGCGTATAGAACGTGAATTGTAAAACCGATTTGTGCTGTTTTGGTAGTTGCTTGGGATAATAATTTACATCCATTATCAAGAACCATTCCTCCTGCGCCTATACTAACAATTCCTGGTTTTAAAAAGAATGGTAATCCTTTGAATACATCAGTCACCTTAGATACAATTTCAAATGCAGTTTTCTCTTTGTTTGCAAGAATTGCTAAATTTCTATCATTATGAAAACACATATACCAAGAGAAAAATGCAGATATAGTTGTTGTTTTACCTATCTGTCTACTAGCAAGTGTTATTACGTTTCTATTTTTAGGACCAAATTCTTCAAGAGCTTCAATATAATGTTCTTCTGCTAATGATTCTAGTATCTTTTTCTGATAATCTCTTAACTGAACTAATCTACGTCCTTTATCAGTTAAAAATCTACAATATTTTTCTACAAAATAAATTATGTCTTGCGAACATTTATGGAATTCATCTATTTCTTCGGCTGTTAACTGATATAACAAATCTGCTGCTTTTAACTCAATATTATTTTGGTGAAAGGCCGCCATATCAGTTGGTAATCCGAGACGAAGTTTCTCTACACATTGATTAACAAGTGCGCTATTCCATACTGTTGAAGTTTGCATAATTACCGTATTATTTTTTCTAATATTCTTCTTTTACTTTGTGATTTTTGCATTTTAATTTTTGTTTTTTCTGTGTGTGTATGATTTCTTAATTTTTCTTTTTTAAGTTCAGAACACGGCATTCCAACACGAGAAATTCCTGAAGATTGACCATTTTTACGTACTCTTTCATCTGTTTCTTTTTTTAATCCTTTATTCCAAGGAATTTGAATTTTTGTTCGTTTTAGAGCAGCTTCTCTCATGCGTTTTTTTGATTCTTCAGATCGTTTTCTTCCTCTTAGTTTTTTTGCTCTTTTTTCTTTTGTTTCTTCAGATTGTTTTTTTCCATACATGGGGTTATTTTTTCCAGATTGAGCAATACGCATTTTATTTATGGTTTCTTTAGAAAATATTCTTCCTTTTAATGATTTATTTTTTTTAATTTTAGTTTCTAAAGATATAGGGGTAAAACTAATTAATTCTCTAGCATATTGATAATCTCTTCCCGAAACAATCTTTCCATATTTTTTGCTGAATGCCATATAATGAAATGCACAAGCAATTTTTCTATTGCCTTTATAAATATAAGTTAATAATTTATGACAAATAAAATGCTCTTTTGCAGTTAATAAAACGAGATTATTCTCAACATCTACACCACCTAAACATTTTGGTAATATATGATGTTCTTCATAATAATTTTCATTATGTTTAATTCTATCTTTAGATATAGCACTTTTTATTATTAATTCATAGATTTTTTGATGATTCATTTTTATTTATATATTCATAAATTAATGAATTAATTGTGCATCATCAATATTAATATTAGGTATCAGTTTCTCTTCATCAATATATGATTGGTCATTACCATTTTGATTTTTAACAGCTTTAACTCTATTAATTAACTCTTTAGTTCCTCGAGTTATTATACTACCATCACCTGAAGTTAACATTCCATTAGTTGTTGTTCCAGGACCTATTGCTTCAGTTCTTTTTTCACGAACATCTTCTTTAAATCCTTTATATGTTTCTTTGATAGCCTCAACTGTTTGAAGTAATTGTTTATTAAGGTCTCCAAGAGTTTTTGACATTCCTGCATACACTTCAAACATACGAGGATGTGCCATACCTAAACTAATTTGTTCCATTAATGTTTTTTGAACTATTTCGTTTGATTTCAACTGATATATCATTCCTGATAAGGACATTACATCAACGTTAAACTTATCTTTAAGATATTTGTTTTCACGTATCATATCTAATGGTATCATAAATGAAATAGCATTTTTTATCATTTTACGTGCATCTTTCTCGCATTGCTTTTTCAAATCATCGAAGTTTACACTAATAAGTGGTTCGGGAGCAAGTTCTACTAAATCTTCACCGGGCACAGCTACATTCTTATCAATCTTTTCAGGTGCCTTATCCAACATATTTTTGAGCTCATCTCGCTCATCCTTTATTCGCATTTTAAATAGGTTTTAATTTTATGTTATTCCATCTTTTTTGTTGTGCTATTTTCATATGTTGTTTATGTGTTTCTGTTAATATTTTTTTCTTTTTATTTGGTCCTATAAGTTTTCCTTTTTTTGCATTACTTATATGTCGTTTATGTTCTTCTGATAAAAGTCCTTTAAGTTTTCCTTTAGAACCTTTGCTGATATTTTGTTTATGTTTTTCTGTTAAAGGTTTACACATTTTTATTTTTGTTTCTTCAGATAATTTTCGGCCTTTACTACTTTCACTTATTTTTATTTTTGTTTCTTCAGATAATTTTTTTCCTCTATGTGCTTCACTTAATTTTTTCTTATGATCTTCTGATTTACGATATTTTAATTTTTCTATGGTTTCATTAGAAAGTTTTTTACCAATACGAGCCTTTCCCATATTTTGTTTATGTTCATCGGAAAATTTTTTCCCTTTATGTGCTTTACTTAATTTTTTTCTATATTCATCAGAATATATTTTTAATTTAGATTTTTCTCCGATTTTTATTTTCGTTTCTTCAGATAAATAACTTCCACTTATACCATACCCTCCTTTAGGACTTATATTATATCCATTTGGAACTAAAGTATTGTATTGATTAATATATTTTTCTTATGTATTAAATGCTTCTTCTTTTGTATCAAAAAATTCAATAATTTCTCTTTTAAAGTTTTCTTTTCCATATTCAGATAATGCTCGTTTTAAATATGGTCTTCCGCTCCCTAAATAATTATCATTTAAATTATTTGTAGAATGATCGCCTATATATTGTTTTCCATTTATTAAATTTGTAGTAATATAAATAAAATTAAATTCTTTTTTCATAAATATACATTTATTTATATATTCATAGAATTTTTACCTTCTTCTTTAATTTTCATAATATTTTATTTTAGTAATTATATATTCATTGATCGTAAGGTTTATACCAAATTGTTGTCTCTTTTCCATCACCAGTTGTTTTAAATACGCGAACGATCTCAAATCTATCTGTAAAATCCATAAAATAATGAGGTTTTGGCCCTGTAGCATAATTATCAACTACTACAAATAAATTTTTATCTTTATTTATAGAATAAATTGAACGTGATATATAATTCGCTACACGTTGAGCATCAGGAAATTTCTCTATAAGTTCTTGTTTTGTATGAATATTTTTAAGTTTTCCTACTAATCCAATACCTAAGTCTTCAACAGGATCCGAATTTTCTTCAAATTTTTCATATATGTATTTGGCTCTCATAGTTATCTCTGTTTCGTAATGTAATTGAGACGTAAACGAGGGTCACAATTATCAGCTATTAAACTTTGATCGCCATCTTTAATGAAGTATGTTAATAATTCATTTGACATCTTTTCTTCTTCAATTGTTGTATTATACAATCTTAAATTTGTTAAATAACCAGGTGATCTATTAATTGTAAACTCATGAACCGCAATTTCCTCAGGATAAAGTTGCATAGTCTCATAAAATATATTTTGTAATTTGGCATTTTTATCTGTTTCGTGTTTCTTCCAAACATAAACATTATATTGTTTCCAATAATTTGCAATATTAATTATTATTCCATACCATTCATTATCATTAAGTTTATCAGGTAATCTCACAACATACGCATCATCATTTGCATATGTATGTCCATAATTGATTGCTATATATTGATTTGCATATACGTTTACTGAAAATACGTGTTCTCCAAAATCATTGACACCATCTAAAATAGAAAGAGGTTCTTTTTTTATTAATTTATATTCTTTTTGTGTAGCCCAACCAATTTGTGTACTTGGATCTGTTGGCTTTATCTCTTCAAGATCTTCCAAAACAAATGGATTTATTAAACAATAATATGTTAATGGATTTATGCTTATTGCGACAACTTTTGCATAAAAATTAAGTGCACCAGAACGAGATATCACAACATTTTCATCTATTCCTATATCTGAAAGTTTTGCTGCAGTATTAAGTGTGATACTATAATTAGCTTTACTATATAATGAAGGATCATATGCATAAAGTAAAAAAGGATCTAATGATATTATTGGTGTTATAGATGCTACATTAAATTGTTTATTGGATACAGGTGATTTACAAAGTTGTATCCAAGCAATTATGCTTCTATTATCGTGTGTGTTGATTATATCTGTTGCATTATATGTAATCGCATCATACCATTTTGATATTTGTAAATCGTAAAATGATTGTGCAACAACTGTACCATATATTTCTATAGATTTTGAAATAGTATTCAATGATGGATCAAATGATTTATATTTATCTTTCGCCATTGAATTGTGTTGATTAAATTGTTTATCATCTACAAGTTTTGCTACATCATCATCGATTTTTTGACCAAATAATTCTTCAGTGCTAACTGTGTATTGATCAATTGTTTCTTTAACCAAATCAGGTTCTTTTCTTGCTGCTTTAGGTTGATATTTAGTAAGATTTAATTTCCATGTAGTTTCTTGTTCCATAAATCCTCTAAATAAATAAGCAGATTCAACTTCAAAAAGTTTATTTGATATAGGAAAATAAACAATATCTTTTTTCTGAGGTGCTGTACCATATCCCGCAATTGATTCCCAATATTTCTTATCAATTTGAACTTCAAATGGGACATTATATTCAAGCCCCATTAAATCATAATTATAAACACTATCAGGCGGCATGCCAGTTGGAAGTACAACTTTAACATCTAATGGACATTCATCAACATTATATAAAGTGTATTCTTGAAAAATTACGTCTTTTGAACGTTGTTGAGGTATAGCTCTAAACCACTTAGCATCATATCCTATCAACTGATTAACAATTTCATTCATTGCATAATAATTTGCAAGTGCAGATGTCAATTTAGATGTAATTTCATATGCTGGTGTAGCGCCCGAAACTGTTTGGTTTACATCAGGTATAATTGAACTTTTAGAAGTTAAAGGAAATGCTGCATTTAATGGTTGCTCATTATTTGCATGAAGATCTGCCATACATAATAGTTTTATTTATATATTCAATAAAAAAAACCAATATCCTAATATGGCAAATATATAACTAATTCATATTTTTAAGAATATTTGGTTTATTTTGTATTTCCTTTATTCGTTCTTGATGTTTATTTTCACGTTCTTGAATATTATCAAAACGTTTTTTAGCGATAACATTTACATTTGTATCATTTAATTCTTTTTTATGTTCTTTGTGTCGTTTTAATAAATCTTCAAGTCTTGTAGCTTCAGCAGTATCATTACGTGTCTTAGCTGCATCTATTCTAGTTTGAATTTTTGAAATAAAACCATCTACAATTACTTTTCTTTTTTCTAGATGTTCACTTTCTTTTGCAGTAAGTTCTTCTAAAGTCATTTCTGATCTTCTTTTGCGTATTTTTTGTTCTTTTTCCATATCATTATTAAATTTTAGTTTAAAATATTTATATTATATATATCAATGTGTTAAAAAATTACCATTTACGTTTAATACATCCTCCAATACTAATTCTTTCATTATCTAAAGGGAAAAACATTTTTGTCTTCACTAACATTATACAACCGCAAATAGTACAATTACCTGCTGGTTTCCAAAAATACTCACAGTTTTCACAAATTTTCATTCTTCGAATAGCTTCCTTTTTTCTTTTATTGCGATATGGTTTATATAAATAATACCAAACCCATAAAATATATCCCTTAATTATTTGTTTTATTTTTTCTATCATATTCGTCCTAACATAAAATCATCAGATTTTTTAGGTTTATCCGATATATCTTTTATCTTATTTATTATTTCTCTTTCAATTAATTTAGGATGAACCCACCAATCTTCATATGCGCTGTATTTATCTGGCGATATATTGGCTACAACTAATTCATAACCCTGTGATTCTAAATATTTTCTTGATTTATCGCGTATTCCACTATTATCATCAGAATAATGATCATGTTCAAATGTAATAACTGCAAATCTATGAAGTTCAAAAGGAATTTTCATTAAAACTTCAAATGTAATTCTTGGTGGATCACAATCTAGTTGAAGATAATCATAATCTTTATCATTTTTTAATAATTCTTTATAGTCTATTTTTGTAGCATTTGCACAAATTGTCTGTGTATCTCTAACTCCAATATACTTATCTATTTGTGATTTATCAAAATCAATAGAAAAGCCAGTCCACTCAAATTTCTTTTCTAATAAAGCTGTATTATTTCCATAAAAAGGATCTGCACATCCAATTTCAAGATATTTTCCATTCTTTTTACCATTGAGCATGGTTAAAACAAACATATCTTGATAACTTTGTGAATAATTTTCTTCTATATCAACAGATCCATTAAATTTTATTTTTAAATGCTCATATAATGAATTATTATATAATATAGGATTTTTCCAATTGTCTCCAAGATTAATTATATTGTTCCTTGTAATATTTTTATAAATTTCTTGCATTTTTATGTTTTTATCTAATTGTCTGAATAAATGTAATGATTCATCAATTAGTCCTATCCACCATGCAGTTACAGCTCGTTCAAATGTAAACCCATATTTACCTGGATATTCTACATCAGTTTTTAAAGATTGTGTCGGTTCTTCTATTAATGATTCTCCAACAACTGCCCATGTATAAGATTCTTGCCAATCTTTACAATGTTCATATATTCTGCATAGTAAAAAATATGCTTCAGGTCTTGTAGGTAATAAAGATATTGCTCTTAAAAATAAACCTTTTGTTGTAAAAACCCGTGATCCTTGTTTTTGAAAACAAAGGCCTAATCGTAATATAGCTTCATATGTCAATAAATCATCAAAACTAAATTCTGACGTTCTTATATAAAATGACGCAGCTGCAGCCGAGTGTCCCATTTGTTCATAAACTCTTGCAAGTGTAAAATTATACAAAGCATTTTTAGGGTCACTTATATAATTATGCAATGCTGTATTTAAATCATGTATCATATTTTTTCATTTTTTATAAATACACCATTTTCACAAAATCTACAAAGTTCAAATGGTGTATTTAGTTCTGGTAATATATCTTCATATTCTTGTGTGTATAAATTTCCAAGAACATGATCTAAATTATAATCCATACAACATAGTACTATATCTCCATCAGGAAGTAACACATTATGATAAAGTTTTTCATCAAGACCACATGTTGTAGGTTCTTCACCACGATATGCAGATTTCCACAATCCTTTATTTTCTAATGCTTTTAATTCTGGTTTTAATTCCATTTCTTTGTTAACATTATTAGCTCTTGCCCATAAATCAATAAGATTTGCTCCTGAAAATATATGTTTAATTTTATCATGAACAGTTCCCATACATACTATGCGAATACCCGATATTTCATTATATGAATTCTTAATATGTTCTAATAATTTAATATATTTTTCAGTAATTGGGTGTTTTGCATAATTTTCATTATCAGGAAGATGTAATGTAAATCCACCATTGAACATTGGTTCACCTTTATATGAAAATATTGGATCTTTTGGGCCTATTGAAAATGGAATATGCTTTATTTTATTAAAATCTTCGATACTCATACCTATTCCAGTAGTGAATACCGCAATTTTATGGCCTTTTTCGTATGCATAAAGAACCATATCTGTACAATTCTTATTTAACCAAGGTTCACAAAATCCCGAAAATATTATGACAATTTCTTTAGGAACTTTATCAATGGCTTGTTTAAAGTTTTCTAATAACATTATTCTTTCGCCTTCATATGCATTTACCAAAACTTTTTGAGGGCAAAATACACAATTTACGGTACAACCTTTAGCACGAATTGTTGTAGTTATTTCTAATGATGGCCATGTTGAAGCTTTCCATTTTTTCAAAGTTTCAACTTCAGATATTTCTTCAATTTTTTCTATTGGTGTTTCAATTATTGGTATTTCAATTATAGGTGTTGGAATTGTATTGTCTATATAAAGCATTATCATGCCAAAAAGTTTATCATTATTCCATATATCCCATTTAATATCATTTTTGCCATCCATTGAATATACTTCATAATGCTCAAATTGTTTTAAATAAGTATCTCTAAAGTGTTTAAATTTTTTTAATAACGATTCTGAACTTAAATGTATTTCTGCCGCAATTTTTCGAACATTTTGTTTAATCCAAAGTAAATTTTCATCATTAAACACATCATATTCTGCACCTTCACAATCCATTTTTAAAAAATCAATATGTTCAATATTATATGTTTTTAAAAATGTATCGAATCTCATCCCATTAATCAAAAATCTTCCTTCAGTTGTATCATATGCAGAACTTATTAAAACTTCATCATCTTTATCAGCAACACCTTTATTGATGAGAGTGATATTTGATGATTTAAGATTTAATTTCATGGTTTCAAATAAATCTTTTTGGGGTTCTATACAGTATGCTTGTTTAAAATTTCTATCTAATACAGAATATAAAAATGGGCCTACACTTGCACCAATATCTACTATTACATCATTTTCTTGTACTTTAAAGAATTTTTCATATATGTTATTTACAAATATTTCTTCGTTGATTACATCTACATATCCATTAATTTTTAACATATTACCCCAATTAAAAAAATTTTTAAAATTAGGATAACCAACATATGATTCAAAAAATTTCATTGGCATTTTTAAAATAAATGCTGCATTATCTTGAAATCCAAAACTAATCAATACATTATCTTTATAGATTGTCATTCCACAAGCAAATTCAATTTCTCCATCCATAAAAGAAAATGGATCAGATAATTTAACAATATTCCAATTTTTATCCCATATTACAAATCGATGTCTATATTTACCATCTTTTTGTTCTAGTTTATTCTTAAAAAGATCTACTTCATGAATAACACACATTCTATATTGTCTCCAATTAATTATTTGTGAACCTCCTCTAAAATCAGGTAAATTAGGTATATGACTATTGGATAAAAAAACTGTTTGCGATGATTTTGCAGCAGGAAAAACTTTAACTACTTCGGTAGGGTTAACCCATTTCACAAAGTGATATGGCATATCTAATATAGGCATCCAATTTTTTTCACAATAAGAATTTTTATCTTTTGGTGGTTCTATACGCGATCTACTAACTTCTTTAACGGGACTTTCATTTTGTTTTATTTCAGAAGATGGCTTTATTATTAATTCAGATAATTCCATTCGTCCTTCACCATTAGGTTTGGTATCTCTTCTTACACCACATCCATATAATTTATCTTCCCATCTTACAAGACGAATATCTTCCAATCCAACAAAATCCCAAACAGGTGGTTTATCAAATGTTGATGTATCTATTTCACTATAGTCTTTAATAGTAAGGTTGTCTGGGTTCAATTCGCACAAAAAATTATATGTTCTTAAATGTAAGTCATTTTCTGGGTGTAAATATGCTAAAGGACCAAAACGATTATTGAATAATTGTTCCCCTTCACAGTGATATAATGTATAATTTATATTTCTTAAATTAAGTAGTATTCTTGTTTTATCTAAAAGTATTGAGGGGTTCATTAATCCAAGACCTTTAGAATCTTGCGGTGAAATAATTAATGGAATAAGTTCTCCTCCTACAGACAAAACAGTTTTACATAAATTTCTGTTATTCATATATTTATTTTTAAAATAATAATATTTTTAGAATTTATATGTATACATATGAAAATAGTTTCAATTAAATTAAACTTATCAATTAATTTAATTAATTAATTTAACTCATTATATTTCCCAACCGATAAAATTATCTCCAATTGTAGATTGATCATCAAAATAAGAACTTGCATAAATACCAGGTGAACCCGATAAAATACTTATATCAACATATATACCTGCATTACCTGTTGCTGGTGCTATTGCAGCACCTAATGATGTATCAACTTCGCCATTTCTATAACATGTAAGTGTATTACCTACAACATGAAGTTCTAATACATCATTAGTACTATTATCTTGTACTCCTGTAAGACATATATTATTTAAAGTTCCATTATATATTTTAGTTACAAATCTTTCTTCATCTCCTACTCTATAATAATATGCATTTAAAGATGAACATCTTACAGCAGTACCAATATAAGAATATTGCGCTGGTGTAGTCATAATACTTAAAGTAACTTTTGATGCTTAATTTTCATTAAAAGAAGAATTTATATATGCACAATTTACATTATTTAAAGATCCTCTAAAACCTTTATTTCCTGCATTATCAATTAATTCAATATTTTTATACGAACTAATCCAATTTCCTTGTCCTAATAGATTTCCTGTTAAATATGAATTAAAATTATCTGTTACTATTTGTTAATTAAATGGATAAGATTTTCCTACACCTAAATTGTACAAAGTTGATACTTCAGTAGGCGTAAGTGCCTTATTCCAAAATCCTATTTCATCTATAAGTCCCTTATAATAATAAATTGAAAAAGTCCCTGATATATTATAAATTTGAGATGCAATAAGTGCAGGAACTCCATTATAAGCAACACTATTTACATAAAATTTACTACTAGAATCAGATACCACTATACCTACATATGTCCATATTTGATTTGCTACTGTTTGAGAACAATAATTATTAGCACCGTTGTAATAATTAAAACGACCTCCTGAATCTAGCCAAAGTCCATAATAATCACTATATATTAATAAAGGTGCATCGGATGCTTGTGTTGAATCTCTTTTAACCCACATAAAAATAGAATATGTAGTACCTGAAGATATATCTGGAAAAACTATTTTAGAAGTAGAACCGTTATATTTATAAGCAGTATTTATTTTTCCAAGTTCATTTAAACATATATCGGTTGGTGTTCCATTATATATATTTCCAACAGAATCTAATGTACTACCATCTGCTTCATCTAATTTCCAATAAGCTACTAATCCTTGTAATAATTATTTTTGTTGTGAAACTGTTCCAATATTTAATAAATGTGATTTTATC